GGCGAACGTGATTGCCTTGGGATGACCCGCGAGAACGTGGGTGTAAGTAGCATCAGTACCTGAAGCTGGGGTGTAGAGCAGATTGCTCTGGTAAACCGTGAAGCGGTCTACCTGACCCACCTGACCGTTACGGAGAGGCGAAGTGCCATCACCAGTCAAGTACGCTTGACGCAGTTCGCTCTGCTTGAGCAGAGAGATCATGCTGGGCGGCAGAACGATAAAGCGACCCTCTTCAGGGATGTTCAGCTCGTCCAGATCCTTTGCAATTTCAAGGATGTTTTCGAGGATGTTGGACGCAGTAATCGTAGTCTGAGCACCCGTAGTGGTTGCGCCAGTTACGACGTTAGCCAAAACATCAGTCTCGACTGCGATACGCATTGACTCGGCAGCGTCCTTGGAAGCCTCGGCCAACATATCAATGTCGCCTTGAGCACCAAGAATATCGTCTACCTTGAATGCGTAGCTCTTAGCCTGATCGATGAGCAGTTCGACCGTGCTGGTAGTGAGATCAGCGTAGCTGACAGTACCAGTGTAGTCGGCAACCGCTACTGGGGGCACGGTTCGGATGTGAACCTTGTCGCCCTGACCAGAGATTTCGCCTTCGTAGTCAGTGTTAGAAATAGCAGGAAGCACAGACGAGCTGTAGAACTTAGCCTGCAACAGTTTTGAAAAGACTTCTGGGATGAAGCCGCCCTGATTAGCCGCGTACTCGAAAGACGCGCCAGAGCCATTAGCACCAATTGCCATCGTTAAATACCTCTATGCAAGAGAATTAACGCCGGATATCTCCTCGCCTCCATGCGTCCATCAGTGCGTCTTGATTAGACTCAAAGTCCTTTAAAGACATATTCTTGATGTCCGCCGCAGACCAGACTTTTTGTCCGGCACTCGTATCGGGCTTTCTGGTCTTAGGGAGCTTTGGCTCTGCCGCTGCTTTCGCCTTTTCCAGTACCCGCTCTTGCGGCGTCGGTTGACCGAATCCCATGTCGCCCTTGAACTTGTTCAACAGATAGATCACTTCAGGCACTGAGCCGCGCTCAGCGTAGCGGTGCATCTCGTCGCTCTGTCCCTCCAGCCAGTCAGCCCAGTCTCCTGACTCAACGATATTGTCGAGGTCAGGGTGGGCTTCCCTAATGAGAGCCATGTGTTGCTCTTGCGCTTTGGCATGAGCCTCTTGGTCTCTCATCTGCCGGAGTTGTTCAAGTTCGGCATTGGTTTCGGCAACTTGTGCTTGCGTCCTTTCCATCTGATCTAGAATTGGTGCCGCTAAGTCTGGGTACTCTTCCCTGACCTGCTTCAACTTCTCCAGATCGACGTCTTTCTCTGCAAGCTGACGCTTCAGTTCACCTAACTCGGCCATTGTCTGCTCGTGCAAACGTCGCAGCTCTTTAGCCTCAGTGGTCGCCTGAGTCATCTTCCTTTGCGCATTCTTGTAGCGTTCGTCAGCCTTTTTAAGGGCTAACTCCGTCTCAGATAATTCGCCGCGCTCATCTTCGACGGGAGCCTCCACAGGTTCTTCGGCAGTGTCCGCTGGCTCTTCGGGTGCCTGTGCCGTTGCCTCGGGTTCGGGGTCTTGGGTGTCCTCTTCTTGAGGAGCCTCAACCTCGCCTCTAGCGCGGGCCATCATTTCCTGTGCTTCCGCTTCAAGTTGCTCTGGATTTACTTTTGCCATTTACGGTTCCTCTAAGGGGTGTCCGTTACTCGAAGCTGGGAGTCCTTCTGGGATTCCTTTCAGCTTCTATAACCGCTTCTGCGGATTGTTCGAGGCCAAGCAAAACGCGCAGCTCTGCCACGCGGCCTTGCTCGTACCTAAAATCTTCTTTCCCCGCTAGCTCAAGCTGTAGCTGAGCGTCAAAAAGCCTAGAGTCCAACAGCTCCATCAGGAGGGGCCATTCCTCCGTCAAGGCCAGCACCTTCACCGCCCGCGCCTGCAGCGACGAGAGCTTGCTGTTGCTGTAACGCTGCTTGCTGTTCGGCAATTAGCTGCTCCTGAGACTTGATAACGTCCGCAGGATCGATATCCATGCTCTGCGCAATATCACGCAGGAGCTTGGCTCTATCGACCAGTTGCGAATCCATGGGGTTTGAAACCAGAGAGAGGAATTGAAGAAGTCTCTGGCTCTGCACTTCTTTCTGCACGAGTGCGGTGCTTCCGCGAGCAACGATCTTGAGATCGCCCTTCGCTCGCTCGTTAGTTCCGAACTCCATATTGAAGTGGAACAATGATTCAATCATAGGGCGTATGAGGAAATCGTCAATGTTTTTGATGGTGCTTTTGAGCGCTACGTTAGCCGCCCCCATCAGCATTGAAATGCCTGTCGCCGTCTTGTTCAGGCTCTTCGTCTGCTCGCCGTGAGTGTAAGACGGCAGTGATGTCGTCTCATCCGCAAAGCGTCGGAAGATTTCGATGATTTGGTTAAGACCATTGGCGTTCGCAACCGGCTGGTAATACCTGACCGCTGGCATTGAGCCATCACCACCAGACCGTAAAAAGACTCGCCACGGATGGAGATCGGTAGGATCTTCACCCGCAGCGAGAAGGTCGGTGTTTACTTCCACCATCGGACCAGAAGACAGGGCCATGTTATCGAGCCAGATGCGGGTAGCCGCATTCATGGTCTGTTGGGAATCCCGCATCATGCGGGGTACGCCTACACCCCAGAACTGATGTGGGGTGCGCTCATACGGAAAAATGTTGTAGGGGATTCGATATCCCTTTACGGGATTGAGCGCCGCCTTGATGACTTTGCCGGAACACATCCAGACGTTTGCATCAAAGTCTGATGATGGATCTGCGCCATCAGGCAGGTCGACTCCCACGTCCTGTAAGTCATACCCGTCGATAGTGCCCCAGAACTCAAGTAGCTCATATCTGCGGGAATCACCATGATCGGTAATGCCAGCAATCTGGCGACGAGTCCGCTCGTGATCCTCCTCTTCATGATTGCCCCCGCGATTGTTTTTAAGAATCGACAGCACGATTTCTGAATCGAAAGCGGGCAACTCAGCCAGCTCCCTGAACTGCCGGCGCGTCAGGACGTGACGACGGAACATGCCAGCGCAGTCTTCCAAGCTGGTGCAGTAGGGGTCTGGGTACAAATCAAAAATGGAGACCGACTCGATCTCGGGGCGGGCCTGCTCCTCCATGACGATTGCGTATGAGGATCGACCCATTTCGTCTTCGATGCGCTGATAAGACTGGACGCGGTCAACCTTTACGGTGCCCGACTTGATTGCGCCGGAGCCAAAGATGCAGGCCTCAAGGATGGCCTCCTTCATCTTCTGCTCTGTGTTCTCTTCGATTAACTGATCCTCGATGTCCTTCTGCATTTCCTCAGAAGCCATCATGGCCAGCCGCTCTTCTTGTTCCTGTAGCCCCTGCCGAATAGCCTCTTCGTTCTCGGCAAGAACCTGACGAATAACCTCTTCTGGCTGTCCCTGACCAAACTGCACGATGTTCTGGATCAGCATTTGCTGCATTTCTGCGCGTTTAACAGGGTTGATGCTGGGGCGAGGCGTAGGCTCTACGCCAAAAAATGCGTCACCTGACTGAAACAGCAGGTCAACAAGGCGGCTATACGCAGCCATAACCTTGGTGCGCGACAAGCCCACGAACACCTTGCTGCGGGATCCAGAGGCTTCGCTCAGTCGCGCAAGAGTGTCGGGGTCATACTGGCCAGAAAACTGCCGGAGGTCTTTGATCCACTCGTCTTCGGTTTCACGACGGGCGTCTTTGTACTCATGGAACAAAGCAGAAAGCTTCGCCCCAAGGCTCATCAATTCTGTCTCTTGGGAGCCGTCAGGGTTTTCTACATCAAACCCGACGCCCTCTTCGAGGTATGCGTCCATTAATATCCCACCACGGTGTCAACGGTTTTGAATCGTCGCGCCGCCGGAAAAACTTTCGGGCGCGGCATAGAAGCCAATCCATGGAGGGCAATGGCGAACGCCATCACTCTGTCATCATAACAGCCGTTTTGAGCATTGGTAGCCCCTTTTTCGTCAATAACATAGGTGCGCAACTCTTTAATCAGGTCGAGGTCTGCAACACCCGAGTCGCGCTGACGGAGTAACGCGGCAAGATTGTCGATAATCAGAGGCTTGGTTTTTGACGTGGTGAGAAAGCCGCCCCGCTTGGTCATGCGGTCTCCGTATGCGCCATCCACAGAACTCTCAACAAACAGAGATGGGTAATTAACTTCCTGCAATCGACGCAGAGTTGTCAGCCCGTGGTTGTTTCTTTCGACGATGATGTACGCAGAGTTGTAGCGCTTGCCGAGATTAGCCACGATGTTGCCCCACTCCCATGGGTCTATGTGGCCGTGATAGCAGGCAACCTGTCTGCCTCTGGAGTCCAGCACCTGTGCGCAGGAGTAGTCGCCGTAGGCCAAGCCTTCCGCTACATCCACCCCAATCACATAAGAGTCATCTGGGCTTGGGGCGTACCATTCCCGATAAGGACCGTTGATCCTCTCAAACATACCAGTCGAGTCGAATTCGCCAACGAAGTCTGGGGTGTAGCACTCGCTTTCTGCGTCAGCCAGCACGTCATCTTCAACGAAGCAGCGGCCAGACGTGAGGAACGCCTCGATGGCGGTGGACGGATACTCCTGCTTGAACAGGTCATGCCCGCCCAGTTCGTCCATTTTGTTGCGGCGGAACTGGAGCTGCTCGTCTGTAAGACCGTACTTGTCGGCCAGTTGCTCTTCATCCTTCGTGCGCTGGAAGTATGGCCTTACCGGAGCCTTGTACTCACGCATGGCATACCAAGGCACAAAGCAGGTAATCCAGTCAGTCTCCCCGCGCAGGGACTTCATGACTTGGTCATAGAACCATCCGCCGGCACCATTGGCCGTGGACTCAAGGATTACTTCACTGCCGGATCCGCCTACCGTCTGTAGTAGACCCGCTACGATGTCGGCCCCTTGCGGGTAGAAGGCGACCTCCGATCCATGGACAAATCGGTTAGTTTGTCCTCGCCCTGTTTGAGTAGATCGTGCCGTACCCACTCGGTAACGTGAGTTGATTTCGTCGAATACCAGCGTCGCGGCGCTTTGAGACGATAGATTAGGCTTGAAAGCCTGATGCGGCACGTTGTCATAAAACATACGCACCATGTTGAAAATAGCATTTGTCGATTCCGCAAGGTGCGAAAGAACGAACGCATTCGCATTTCTAGTTTGCGTAATCTTCCAGAAGAAACGACCTTCCACATAGGTTGATATCCCCACCTGTCTGGCTTTGAGGATCAGAGCGCGGATCTTGCCCTGCTCCTTCATCTGATTTTCTAGTTGCTGGTGAACCATCTTCTGGCCATCGTTCAGCCGAAAAGGAACAAGCTCACCCTCCTTGTTAACTACCTTTAGGACGTTTTTGGCGTACACGGGAAAGTCGCTCTTGAAGACCCGTGCGGCCTCCATCAACTCCTGATCATTCACCCTCTAACCCCTCTATGACTTGCTTGCACCACCACAGCATGTCGGCGTCTTCCCCAGCGCCTTTCATTACATTCACCTTGCTACACACCAATCGGACGTTTCCTTTCCTGTAGATGTCCGTCGAGTCGATGCGGTCTACAGAGGCATTCAGGCCCGTAGACCTCCGATGCGCCCGTGGGTAGTAGGTCATGTGCAGTCCCGTGACAGCGCACTTGCCCTGCTGCTGATCCCACAACTCCTTCAGATCCTCTTTCGTGATCTTCACTTCTATTCGGGCTTGGCCCTTGTTTTGCCTGCCGAGTCTTGTGTACAGGTAGATTTCAGGAGATCTGTACTTGTAAGCGGCTTTCTTGGTTGAGTCGCAGGGCTTGCATGTTCTTTTGAAGTAGCCTTTTTTTTGGTGTGGCGGGAACTCCTCTATCCGTTTGGTAATGCCGCATACGGTGCATTTGCGATTCTTAACTGCCAAGGCTTGCCCCCCGTGACGTCGTGAAACGCCGCCATCGCCGCTCTGGAATTTCCTACGGCTATGCGATCCCCCATCAGGGATAGACCGAGACCAATGCACCCGACCACGTCTGTTGGATAGTTAGCAACGTGAAGCAAAATGTGGGTGCGGCCCTCGACGCTCTCGACCTCGTAACACCAGTCGAACTTCGGTGACTCCTGCCATTTCAGGTTGTATTCGCCTAGCGGGATGCAAGACTCGAACGGCTTGTTGTCCAGCCATGGGCGCTCAATGGTGTAGAACTGATGGACGTTATTTGCTGGAACCTGCATAACCCCCAACGTCCCTTGGGGGTGGTATGCAAAACGCTTGATTGTGATCATTCGCAGGTAATCGTGACTGAGCCGTCAGCCGCTGTGGTGGCCGAGCAATTAACCTGTGAATCGAGAATGTTCTGAATAGCGGTCTGGTAATCAGTCCAAACGCTACTGAACAAATTATTGTTCGCGGCGTCCATGTTCAGCATATTCTCGTAGCCCGCTAGGCTGACGTTGGTGATGCCAGTCATGCCCTCGGTGCCCAGAGTCACTGCGCTGTTCATGCCCGCCGTACCCAAAGTGGTCGATGCATCGAGGCCAGCAGTGCCCATGGTGAGCGTGGAGGTCATACCTGCGTTGCCCAGATCCACAAGTCCGCCAATCGCGGCATTAGAAATCGCCACGTTCGAGTCGAGTCCGGCATTACCCAGATCCACCGCCCCGCTAATCCCCGCAGTACCCAACGTGACCATCCCGTCAACAAACGGGGTGTAGTCAATATTGCTTGCCATGGACGCAGTGGTCTCGTTCATCCCCACAAAAGATCCATACAGCGCCTGCTGGGTGGTGGAGTCCGCAGCGATGCGGGCCAGATCCACTTCAGCCCCGTACTGAGCCATGGTTTTCGCGGAGTCGGCCTGCATCCACATCATGCCCAAACTGGTAACTGGGGTAGCCAGAATGGATGCCCACTGAATCGCCTGAGATTGCTGTGGAACTGGCGTGACACTGGGAGTCTGGGTAAGAGCCAAAGCCATAACCGCAGCACTCGCCGCCTGCCCGTCTCCCGCCGCAGCAATTTTCGACAATGCCTCGAACTTTGCCTGAGATGCCAAAGCATTTGCTTCAGCCGCCTTCTGTACCGCCTCGTAATACTGGGATGTCGTAGATGAGCACCCAGCCATAACCAATACCGCTAAAAATAACCCTAGTTTTTTCATGGTTTTTCCCCGTTTGCCGTAGAAGCCCCTCAGAAGCCACACGTTGAACGATGCACGGGGAGAGGTATGCCCAAGGGGAGGGGCTTGATCGTCGCTCGTGTGGCCCCTGAGAGGGCAATATGAATCCAATCTAACCAGTGTTTCTCACTTTGTATAGTGATATACCACCTAAAATGCGTTCTCCGCCGCAATTGCCCCCAGAATAAAGAACGTGATCAGCGCTGCCGGCACCATTAGGGAGGCAATCACCAGCACCACAATGAGATCCTCGATCTTTTTCACTTGGTTGACTTCGCGCCCTTGCACTTCCAGCGCTTCCGCGAAAGGTTATTCGGTGTATTGGGGTCGTTTTGCTTCTTTTTGGACAGCCGCTTCTTGATCCCGAGGCTCCGAGCGCAGTAACTATCGCCCTTCTTGGTGCCAGCGCGTACCCGTGGGCCGCCATCCTTAGCCTTTCCGGCCTGTCCGTAGGAGACTTTCTTGCCGCTAGCGGTCTTATGGACCTTAGCTTTGCCTTTTCTGGGTGTTGCCATCTGTATATCTCCGTATTTGCCGACCCCAGCACGAGCCATGCGGGAGTCTTATCTGGCTTTTTGCAGGAAAACTCCCTGCTTTCAGACCGTTAGCCCGACCCCAGCACAGAAGTCCCGCAAGATTGCGGGGGTTTTGCGGGGATCTGCTGGCACTTCGTGGTATCTCATGGGCATATACCTATATTTTTCGGGTGGGTACTCTCAGAAAGACCGCCCCCCCCTACAAAATGGTGCCCCCCATGTCCAATGGTGGTAATTAGGTTTGTTTTTTCCTAATTGTGACCAAGCTGCTCCCGTGGGTAGCGCCACTCGGGGTCTGCCGTAGTCACTACCGTGCATGACGACAGCATGAGGATTAGGGGTGGTAGTAGTTTCCTCATTTGTAGTGCTGGAGATAGGCATAGCTCCCATGGAACCACGGGGCGTGACCGCGCCCAGATCGTCCATCTGCTATCCCCCCCCTGCCCGAGGGTACCGCAAGGTGCGAATCGGGCGACCACTGCATCCCAGATGATGGGGTCAATCGCCGCAAGTCTCTGACTTAAATGGCAAAACATTCTCGGGCAAATCGTCTTCCGGCTCTAAATCCGCGAAAAAGCCAGAAGAAACGGTCTCGATCTGCTGTTTCTCAGGGGCAAACGCACCAATGACCTTGCCGATCAACTCAAGCGAACGGACCCGCGATGCGTCGCTGTTCTCAGGGTCGAGCGCTTCGACCTCAAGACGCGCCATGAGCCAATCGTGTTTATCCACCGCTCGCACCATCAATTGCCGCTTATGAGCCTCAATAGCCGCGATAACGTCAACATGAGTCAACAGCCGCGAACCTTGCTGTTTCGGGTGCGAATAGCCTGCCGCTTCAGCCGCTTTGGTAGCATTGCCATGCTCAACAAACTCAGCCACAAATTTCGACTGACGCCAGTTCAGATTCCTCTCGTTTCCCTTCGGTGATTCGTTATCCATTCCTATGGTGTTTCCTTACTGGTTGAACGGGATCCGGTGTCGCGGTTATCGGGGTTTTTCCGCGCCGAAAAAATTTTCATTTGAGCAGGTGACCGGCGGCACCGATGACTGCCGCGAAGACAACCCAACCGGCTCGCTCCCACATCGCTGACGACCCCTGATGCTTCTGGAATTGCTCGACCAGTTCGCGGTGTTCTTTCTCGATCCAATCGATGCGGGTTTCATGTCGATTTAGCCGTGCATGAGCTGCGTCTGTGCGCTCATCAATCCGGCCCATTTCGGATAGCTGATCGGTCAAACGATCAAGCTTTTCTTCGATTCTGTGCAGTCTGTCCTGCAATTCCATACCGTCTGAATCCCGCATGATCATTAGGTTTTGCGATTTGTTTTAAGTTTTTTCATTCTAGGGTGTTGATTTGGTAAATCAAGCTGTGGTTATAATACTCGCGTCGGGTCGAACTGACCCATTAACGGGGACACCACTCCCCAACAATCTGGAGAACGAAAACATGGCAAAGCAAAAGCGAAACATCGGGCAGGAAATCACCGAAGCGATCAAGTCAGCGATGCAGCAACACGGCACCGATTGGACTAAGCCTCTTAGGGCGCTCGCCACGGTTCCTACCAACGCAGTAACAGGCAATCCCTATCGCGGGCTAAACGCGCTGTTCCTTGGCCTGATGGGCGTCCAGTGGGCGGCAGGCTACAAGCAGTGGCAAACCATCGGCGCTCAAGTCGTCGAGGGCGGAAAGTCAGTCGCCATCACCGCACCCATGCCGATCAAAGACAAAGACGACCCCACGAAGATTGCGGCCCTGCTGTTCAGAGCGGCGGCGATCTTCCCGAGCAGTCAGGTTACCGGCTGGCAACCTCCGGCAGTCGAGGGCACAGACACCACTGAGGTGCTTGCCGAGGTCGATGCCTACATCGCCAACCTTAACGCCCGCGTCGAAGTCGGCGGGTGCCAACCCTGCTACATCCCATCGCGGGATCAGGTCAACATGCCGAAGCGCGAAGCCTACATCAGCAACGACGACGCGACGTCCACCCAGTCATATTACGGCGATTTCCTGCATGAGTTGATCCACTGGACTGGCCACAAGTCACGGTGCAATCGATTGGATGACAAGTCGAAGCGCGGGTATGCCTTCGAGGAGCTTGTCGCCGAGATCGGTTCAGTGCTTCTGTCGGTGCGTTTGGGTGTCAATCCCACGGTGCGGCCTGACCATGCCAAGTACCTGAACGGATGGCTCAAGTCTCTGGACGATGATCAGACCTACATCATCGACGCCGCGAAGCTGGCACAGAAGGCTATCGACTACCTCGACAGTCTCCAACCCGTTGAACTGGAGCAGGCGGCTTAGGCCGCTGTTTCCCGTTTTTTTCCGCACCTATTTTTTTGGAGAACACGACATGAATACATTACAGGAACAATACTCACGCTCGGCTCAGTACGACGTCGAGATCCCCGATGACCTCGCCGGCATCGGCACCGCCGTCTTTGAATCCACTCGGGGCTACTTCGAGATCCCCTTCTACCCCCACGGCTTCCATAGGGACTGGAACAAGGTGGCGGTTCGCATTCACCGAGGCGCGGAGCTTGGCGACGTCGCCATGCGTCATGAGCTTTTGGAGGGTAGGTCAGATGTCTGGCACGCACAGATTGTCATCGACCGAGCCGAGTTCGATTGGAATTCGGTTCCTTCCCCCCGCAATGCCGAGGAGCAAAGCAAGCGGGCGCAAAACTTCGCACAAGCGATCCTCGCCGCATCGACCTTCGCGACCTCAATTGCGTGGTGGTTCCCACAGATGAATCTTTCATGGGAGGCGAGGCGCGAAGTGTACGAGCGAGGGATGGCAGAAAAGCAGGCGGAGCGCGAAGCCAAGATGGCGGGCGATCCGGCTATCGGCTGGGAGGTCGCTGGTGATCTGCTGAACATGGCTCGCGGGACTCTCTCCGATAAGCATAACGGCAATATCAACATCAAGCTGATCGAGCGAGGCTCACCCACGTGGCGCTCGGTTTATCTGAAGCGCGAGTGGGGCGGCCCGATTGTCATCAGAACTGCTCATGGAGGCCGCATCAGCAAGGAGAGAGCCAGAGAGCTTATCGCAGAGGCATCGGTGCGTAGCGTCGAGCCATTAAAGGAGGCGGTGAGCAACGCCTAGCCCGTCTGATGAGGCTGGAGGGATACCAGCCGAAACGCCCTGCGGGGCGTCATGGGAATCCACCCCATCCCCACACCACTGGGGCAACCAATCTGGAGACAGAGACATGACCAAGAAGCAAACAATCATCGACGCGCTGACCGTCGAGAGCAGTTACACCAAGGGCGGTACAATGATTGCCTGCCCAAACCACCTCCGACGCCGTATGTTCCGGTGCTGGCTTGACGGCAGTTACTTGGGCCAAGGGCACTATCAGCGCAACTGCCAGCGGATCCTCGAAGCTGGCGACGACTGGGGCAAGCTCCGCTCGTTCGTTGTCGAGCAGTTCGGCGAGTACATCGCGCACGAATTCGACTGCTCGCGCTCCACTGCGGTGGACGCCATCAAGGCCGCGTTTCCCGCCGAGTATGCCGACCCCATCGAGGTGCGCGGCGTCACCGTGTTTACCGAGCTTCAGCACCTGACCGAGGAACTGATGGACGACGCTCGCGACCTCGTTGCGGAGGTGGCGTAATGTTTGACGATCTCGCAACCCGTGACCTGTCCACTGTCGCCATCAAAAAGGCGGGCTACAACTGCCCACGATGCGGGGGTACTGGACGCTACACCTACGCCAACGGCAACACCTACAAGTGCGGCAAGTGCCGAGGCACTGGGCGACTCAAGACCAGCCCACAGCAACGGCTCAAGGCCCGCGCCTACTCTGCCAAGGCGGCTATCAAGCAGAAGGCCGACAACGTCGAGGAGTTCGGCAAGCGCGAGCCTGCCGCACTGACTTGGCTCACCAGCAATAACAGTGATTTCGCAGCTTCACTCCTCGATCAGGTGAAGAAGAAAGGCGACCTGTCACCCAAGCAACTGCAAGCCGTTTATCAGTCCATCGCCCTCGAGGCTGACTGGGCCAAGCAACGCGAGCAGAAGGCAACGCAGACCCAGATCGATATGACTGATCTGTTGGACCGCTTCGCGCTGGCTCTCAAGGCTGGCATTAAGCGCCCCAAAGTGAACACCGGAGACCTGCTGTTCTCTCTGGCTCCAGCCCATGGCCGCAACGCTGGTTGCGTCTACGTCAAAGGCGAGAAGGACGCCTACGGTGACCGGCCATACCTCGGGAAGATCACACCGGAGGGCAAGTTCTTTGCGGGGCCGAACGTCGAGGATGACGTGAAGCAACGCATCGCAGAGGTTGGCTCCGATGTCGTCGGGTCTGCCAAGGCCCACGGCGCTCAGCACAACAACTGCTGTTTCTGCTCCCGTGACCTGACCACTGACGAGTCTGTCAGCAACGGTTACGGACCCATCTGCGCTGACCGCTACGGCCTGCCGTGGGTTGTCACCGACGAGTTCAAGCAGGCGAAAGCCGCGCTCAAGCAAGCCAACAAGGAGGCCGCGTCATGAACGCATCAGTCAAATCAATAGGCCGCATGGCCTTACTTCAGCAAGCCGCTGATCGCAACGGCTGGGACATCGTCAATATCGAAGCCAATCAGGACGAGGCAGTCGTGATGTTTGACAGGTGCCACAGCCCAAAAGGCGAAGCCCGCCGTTATGGCACTGCCGCCTACTTCTGGGCCTCTCAGGGTTTCTGCTGGGGCCACTACGACTACACCTATGACCAAGCAGTCGCCGACTACCGCGAGCGCTGTAACCGTCACTTCCCAGTTTAAGGAGATTCAAATGAGCACTATCAATACGTTCCCAACGTGGGAAGAAAGCCTGCCCACATTGCTCGCAGGCGCTCATAGCAACAACTTAGAAAGTCGCAGACCTGCACTCAGTGAGCTTTACCGGATGGCGAGGCTCGCGGACAAGGCAATCGCTGACATGGCAGAAGGCAACCTGACTTGGTCAATGGATAACTATCCACCCAAGTGGGAGCGACCCGTCCTGCTGGCGCTGGTCAAAGCCATCCTCAAGCGGGGCTACGCCGTGGATATCGAGATGGATAACGAGCAAATCATTACGTTCTCTGAAAACCTCGAAGAGATCATCAAGAATCTTGCGGCTGGGGATATGGACTGCCTGATCGTCAGACGCACAGACGATGTGCTCGACGACGATGGATCGGCTTTCACAAACGTGGGCTGGTTCAACCTGATCTACAACAACGGCTCTCAGCATGAACCGATGATTGTCATCTCTGACTACACCGCCAATGACGTGTGCGACGAGATCATGCGCGAAGTCGAGCAGGAGGTGGAGTCATGA